GGGTCCGCGTAGAGATCAGGAAAACGAAGGAACTCGTAGACCACAATGACCGATTCTGGCGCGATCCCAAGACTCGCTACTTCCGGTTGAGGCCTGACTGAATTACCAGCGCGAAGCCTCATCTTCGGAACAGTATCCAGCCCCATATCGTTGAGACTCAGCGTACTCGTCTGCCAGTCAGCCAGCCCAAAGAAGAAAGCAGGAGGCAGAGCAACGCGTCTTCCGCTTTCATCAGGAGCCATCAACGCCTCGTAAAAGAGATGGCGATAGTGCGCCGACGCAAGAGTAAAAACGCGCCGATAGTCGTCAGAGGGTATGGATTTCCCCAGCAGCTCCGCTTCGGAGATCAGGCGGGCCGCACGAACCCATTTCACCCTGTCCTGCGGAAGCCCCCTGAGTAGCTCATACGCCTGCTCTAAGCTCTGCTTACCCTGCTCCAGGAAGATTTTGGAACGGGCCTCAGCGCGCTCGCGCTCCATCTTTCCGCGGTCTCGCAAAAAGGCGAGCACCGCAATCAAGACGCCTGTTGCGGCAACTAAGGGAGCGATCAGGTCTTTCGACGACGCAAGCACCGCGCCACCGCTCGCGTCGATGATGATTGCAGTTGCCATCGCCAAAGCAGTTGCCACCCACAAAACGATGGCGATCAATAGCCCGAACCGAACCCACCACCCATAGCCAGCTTCAGTACTCATCGTTTTTACCCTTTGAATTCAATTCGACTACTCCGCTTTGTTCTGCGGATGCGCCGCACTATGGACGTAGGAGTAAAGCAAGCTAGTGATCAGTCCAACTGTCATAAATGTGATGAATACAATCATTGCATCCCAAGATGCATCACTGATTGAATCTCGGACGTTGCTGACCAACATGCGATCAGCAATCGCGGCACTTCCTTCATACTTCTGCAGGATGGAACTTGCGCTCTCCATCCCGAACGCGTACGCAACTGACACTGCACCACCGCAGAGGCTGATTCCCATCACGTACTTCCACGTGCTCAAGAACAGCTCTCGCCTCACAAACGCCGAGCCGAAGAACCCGATAAGGGCAGCCATCACTTCTTCTAGATGGAAATGTGAGCCACGTCGAAGGCTGCACTACTCGATGACGCAATGCATCAAATTGACGCTTTCCCCTCTAACTGCCAGTTGCGGCACTGGCTACGCTCACCGAAAGCCACAACCAGCTGTCCAATATTTACTTCGATAGTTTGCTGCCCCGGCGGTTGTTCGACCCCACTGTGATGCTCACATCCCGCTGTGTCACCGGCCCCGCGTTGACCTGGCCAGAGTTGCTGCCGCCAACCAACGGCGCCGCTACAGCCGGTGTCCCGGCCGAGGCCAGCACGGATAACGCAGCGCGGCGAAGCTCAGGCGACGCAGCGCGGAAGCGCGACAGCACTTCCGCCTCATCGTCGCGCAGCTCAAACGGGAACCCGGTCAGCACGTACCCAATGTCGATGCCCAGCTCGCTGATCCGGTGCAGGTACGCGGCCGTCGGCGAATTGAGCCCGTTCTCATAACGCATCTGGGTCTGCTTGTTCTTTCCCCCATGCGTGCCCAGCGTGTCCTGGGACAGATTCAACCGATCCCGCTCTGAACGAAGCCGTGGACCAACGCCGTGCTCCGGATGCTCAACATCTATCATTTTTCGTACCCGATGATTGACTGGTGTGTTTTTTCGAACTATCTTTACCGCCATACACAATTTTCACCCTTTCGTGCCTGCTATGTCCAAACCTGTCCTGAAAACCGTTAAGGAAGTCCGCGCCGAGCTCGACCGCCAAGGCATCTCCATCGCCGAGTTCGCCCGGACCAACAATCTGGAGCCGCGTGCGGCGTACCTGGTCCTCGCAGGCCGCAACAAGGGCCGGCGCGGTGAGGCGCACCGCGCTGCCGTCGCGCTGGGCATCAAGGCCGGCGCCGCCGAAGCCACCACGAATTGAGGCACGCCATGTCTGCTCACGGCACACGTCGGAAGGTGGTTTTCAGATGCGACTTCTGCACTACCGCCTTGGTGAAGCGCACCAGCCACCTCACCCACGAGCACCTGAGGCACGACTCGTTCATTTGCCCCAACCCTGTCTGTGCGGCCTCCTACACCGGCCACACCGAGCTCACCGGCATCGCCAGCCCGAGCGGCCTGCCGCATGCACCACCGTCTGACCTTCCCCCCAGCCCGGCATACGCGCGCGAGATCGCGCAGCGCGCCTACCGGATACAACACAGCGGCCGTCAGCTAGACCTGCTGGACACCCTGCCGAACCCCGCAGACCACTGAGGTAACAACCCATGCCAGTTCTTGAAATGGCGGCTCTGCCGCCAGCGGCGAAGCTTTGCCTAAAGTCCACGATCCGCTGCAAAGGCCTGACGGCTGGCTCCGGCGGTTACGTGGGCTGCGACATCTCACACCCGGACGAAAACGGCCAGGCCTACGCCACGCGCACCGTATGGCAGCTGATGGCGATGGGCTTGGTGCGCTGCAGCCAGGCCGACGATCACCTGGTTGTACCCACCGACGCCGGCATCGAATTGAATGACTGCGGTGTCGTTCAAACCGGGGTGCGGCCATGACCCAACGATGCGCATGGGCGACCGCTCAGTTGGCCACCTTCGTCAGGGCCCCATCCGGCTACGTGCCATCAGACCCCAGCGAGAAGGCGCGCGAGTCCGCGGTGCTTGCCGCCCACCTTGCCGCGTTCCGCAAATCAGGGGGAAAGGTTGAAGTGGTAGCCACACCGCGCGCTCGCAATCAGCCGATCACCAGCAGCATCCGACGCAGCACCAAGGCCTGAGCCCACCATGCAAGAAGACATCCGCGCCCAGGTCCTGCAGCGCATCGAGCGGGACTACGGGCTCAAGCACCGCGCCGGCACCGACTACATGCGCGGCGGCAAGTGCATTTACTGCGGCAAGAAGGAGCTCTATACCAACCACCTCAAGCCGTGGGTGCTGCGCTGTGGTCGGCAGGCAAAGTGCGGGCGCGAGCTCAACGTCAAGGACGTGTACGACGACCTGTTCGATGACTGGTCCAAGCGCCACGTGCGCACGCAGACGGCGCCGAATGCCGCTGCCGACGCCTACCTGCAGTACTCGCGCGGGTTCGACCTGGCTACATTGCGCGGCCTCTACACGCAGGAGAGCTACCACGACCGCACCATCAACCAAGGCACTGCGACCGTGCGGTTCCCCTTGGACAAGGGCGGGTACTGGGAGCGGCTGATCGATCGCGCTCATCGCTTCGGCAAGCAGAAGGCCCGGTTCATGCCGGGCCAGAGCTACGCCGGTATGTGGTGGATCGCCCCGGCCGCCACCGCGCAGCTGAAGACTGCCCGCGAGATCTGGATCACCGAGGGCATCTTCGACGCCATTGCCCTCATCGCACACGGCCACGTCGCGGCGTCAGGCATGTCCAGCAACGCCTACCCCGAGCAATCCCTGCGAGCACTGCGCGACATGCGCCCTGGTGACCTGCCGGTGCTGGTGTGGGCCTACGACAACGAGCCCGGCGCGCGCGAGTACGTGCGCAAGCACGCACGCCGCGCCGAGGCGCTGGGCTTTAAATGCCGTGCCGCGCTGATCCCCCAGCATGCCGGCAAAAAGACGGACTGGAACGACCTCCACCTGCGCTCACTGGCTGTCAGCGGCACAGAGAAGCAGCAGGCCCAGTGGGAGACGGATATCGCCGAGGCGCGCTATCACGGCGACGTCCTGCTGGCGAAGACCGCCATAGAGAAGGGCGTGCTGATGTACGGGCATCGCCAGCGTCGCGAATTCCACTTTGAACACCGCAGCCGGCTGTACTGGTTCCGCTTCGACAGCGTCAAGTTCGACAAGCTCTGCACGGAGCGCGCCAAGCAGAAGGAAGATCCGGATGAAGAACTGGACGACGATGAGGCCGACAAGATCCGCCGCGCGTGCTGCAGCGTTGAAGAGATCGCCAACTGCTACCCCGAGCCGCTCTACTTCCAGAGCCACGAGCAGACCGATGAAAGCTGGTACTTCTACCGCGTCAGCTTTCCCCACGATGCGCCACCGGTGAAGGGCACCTTCACCGGTGCCCAGGTCGCCAGTGCGAGCGAGTTCAAGAAGCGACTGATCAGCATGGCGCAGGGCGCGGTGTTCACCGGTACGGGCCATCAGATGGACTGCATCAATCGCGATGACCTGTTCAACCTTACCAAGGTGCAGACCATCGACTTTGTCGGCTACAGCGCCGACCACGCTTCCTACATCCTCGGCGATATCGCCGTGCGTGCCGGCGAGCTCAGCTACGCCAACGAGGAGGACTACTTCGAATTCAAGAACCTGCGGGTGAAGTCCACACAGAAGTCCATCCGTCTGGATATCCAGCGCGATCCAGAGCAGTTCCGCACCGATTGGCTGCCGTGGCTGTGGACCTGTTTTGGCACCCACGGCATAGTCGCCCTGACCTTCTGGTTTGGCTCGCTGTTCGCCAACCAGATCCGCAGCAGCACCAAATCCTTCCCCTTCCTGGAAGCCACCGGCGAGGCCGGTGCGGGCAAGACGACCCTGCTTACCTTCCTGTGGAAGTTGCTGGGCCGCAGCGACTACGAGGGCTTCGACCCGGCCAAGTCATCCAAGGCCGGCCGCGCCCGCGCCATGGGTCAGATCTCCGGCATGCCGGTGGTGCTGCTCGAGGCCGACCGCAGCGACGCGGACCGCGCTCACGCCAAATCGTTCGAATGGGACGAACTCAAGGACTACTACGGCGGCGGCACCCTCGCCACGCGCGGCGTGCGCAACGGTGGAAACGACACCTACGAGCCGCCCTTCCTTGGCACCATCTGCATCAGCCAGAACGCAGCGGTGGACGCCAGCGAGGCGATCATGACCCGTATCGTCAAGCTGCACTTCCGCAAGCCACAGGTGACCTCCGAGAGCCGGATCGCGGCAGACAACCTCAATGCAATGCAGGTCGAGCAGCTGAGCCACTTCCTGATCAGGGCCGTGCGCGCGGAAGGCCAAGTGCTGGAGACGTTCAAGGAGCGCGTGCGCTTCCATGAAGGCGAACTGCGCGGGCGCGATGACCTGCGCATGGAGCGCGTCATCAAGAATCACGCGCAGATGCTCGCCCTGTTCGATGCCCTGCAGCTGGTGATGGCGATACCCGAGAACGTCGCCACCGCCACACGCGAGGCCTTGGTGGCCGCAGCGTTGGAACGGCAGAGGGCGGTCAGCGCCGACAACGCCCTGGTGAATGAATTCTGGGAGGTCTACGAATACCTGGAATCGCTCGACGGCGGGCAGGCCGTGGTCAACCATTCGCGCGACCCACTCCGGATCGCCATCAATCTCAACGAGTTTGCCGCCAAGGCAGCGCACCATGCGCAGCAGCTGGCAGACCTCAAGGTGCTGCGATCACTGCTGCGCGACTCGCGCCGGCATAAGTGCTTGGACACCAACGTCGCGGTCAACAGCGCCATCCGGGGGCACATGGGCGCCCCGGCGACGGTCAAATGCTGGGTATTCAAGGCATGAGCGCCGTGTTCTCTTCCGAGCACCCAGCCTTGCTTGGACAACCCGGCGACGGCATGCGCCGCCGGAAACATTGCTCAGGCAGCGCTTGCGTGCAGCTGCACGCCGAGGGCGCGCGTCACCTTGAGGATGGTGGCGAAGTCCGGGCTGCGCTCGCCGGACAGTGCGCGGTACAGACTTTCGCGCGAGAGGCCAGCGTCGCGTGCAACCTTGCTCATGCCTTGCGCACGGGCGATATCGCCCAGCGCCTTGGCGATGAATGCCGAATCGCCCTCGCTTTCGATAATGCAGGCATCCAGGTACGCGGCCATATCTTCAGGCGTACGCAGATGATCAGAGACGTCAAACGCCTCCACTTGAGTGGTCTTCTTGCTTGCCATGACTGTGTGACTCCGTTTGCGCCAGAGCATCGTGACCATGATGCTGCTGCGCCATATGACTTGGGTATTCCGATACTTCGTGACTTAGGTGTTCCGATACTTCATGGCTCAGGAGTTGCAGTACTTCATGACACGTTTGCTGCGATGATTCTTTACGTTGGTGCCAGCATTTCAAAGGTTACTCGCCAGCTCCTGTGCCCTACTGATGTCGTTCTGCTGTGTGGCTTTGTCGCCGCCAACCAGCAATATCACCAACTCCGAACCGCGCAACGTGTAGTAAACGCGGTACCCCGGGCCGACGTCGACGCGCAACTCCGAAATGCCACCGGCGAGATTGCGATGATCGCCGGGATTGCCATCAGCCAGCCTTCGAATACGGGCCAGGATACGAGCGCGGCCCGCCACGTCCTTGAGTCCGTCGATCCATTCGGTGAATTCGGGGGTGCGCTTCGTTTCCATGGGAAAAACTGTAGCCCAACGGCTACACCATGTCAAGTCAATCGTAGTCTACCGGCTACGGGTCGCGTGCCCGTGAAGGACCGTTGTGTCTCTCCCAGCACCTGCTTGACACCCGCACGCAACGGAGGCAAAGTCCGCCGCAAGGAGCTTAAGAACTCTGAGAACGTAGCGGCAACCGCGCCCGTCAGCATCGCGGTTTTTTTGCGCCTGCAGTGCAGGGGCACCGACGTCTTATGCGTCGGGAGGGCGGCAGCCATACAACACCCGCAAGGGGAAAACTGCCTGCCGGTCTACGTTCCGGTTCTTAACCTCCCGACACCCTCGGTGCGACGCTTAAG